TTATAGCTTAGTTGGCTGGACGATCTTATTCCTTCTGATGTAACGTCTTGTCATCTGGGCGTTTGTATGGCCAAGTTGTTTTTGAGCTGATTCAGTGTCCGAAGACAAAAATTTATCTGTACCAGCTTTTGCACGTATATCTCGGAATTGGACGGCAAGGAGCTCATCTGAAAATTCAGGATGTTTTTTAGCGGCTTTTGCTCTTAGTTTGATAAACCAGTGAGTCAGAATTATTGGCTTTAACCTATTTCCGTACTTGTTGCAGAATAGATAGGGTTTATTTTCCTCCATCCTTCTATCTAAGATCTCTTTTAACTTACCTACAATTGCGATACTTACTTTATTTTTTGTTTTTTGCTGTCTAACTTGCCATACTCCATCAATAATTTGACTTGGCTGGAGATTAACTATATCAACTGGTCTTTGTCCTGTGAGGTAAGCCACGTCAAGCAAGTCTCTTAATATCGGATCAGCTGATTCTCTTAACATTTCAAAGATGTGGTCTTCCACGTAAATATCGCGGAACTTAACCTTGTATCGCTGAATTCCTTCGCTCGGGCAGGAGTATTTTGTATATCCCCATTCACGGGCTTTCATCCATATGTGGTGGAATAATGCAACCTCATTATTTGCTGATGCAGTTTGATGTTTTCGCCAGTCTAAATATTGTTTTATATGGTATGGCTCAATGTCATCAAGTGGGGCTGGTGGATTGCCGAAAAACTCAAGCAAGCGTTTAATGTTTGTTTTGTTGGTTCTCTGCGTTCCTTCTGCCTTCATCGGCAATACTTCATTTTCATATCTTATTGCAACGGTCAAGAAGGTGGCAACTTCACTTTTCATTAAAACCCTGTCACAATTGAGCTTAGCCGTTTCTAATACAGCTAGATGCTTATCCGTTCCTAGGGCCTTTTCTTTTTTATCTATCATTACATAATAGTAATAGGTTACAATTTTCCCATTTTTTCTTTGGCGTTTACGACATAACAAATTTTGTGGTAAGCCCTGGTTTTCGCGCTTACGTGGTCTGGCCATACATACCTCCTACGCCTGTAGCACAGATGGTCTCCAAGCATTATTTTCATTATTTTTAAATTCAGTTTTAGCAGTCCGAGATTTTACTTTGTCATAATCTCTGCGAACAATAGGATACCCGTTGGCGTTCCGCTTAAAAGGTATCCCCATCGCATTTAGCTGCTCAATAACAAGAGATTTCTGCTTTCTGCCAGTCAAAAACTCAATTTCTGCTTTTGATAAAAAATCTTCGTAGATATTAATATCCATATTTACTCCAATAAAAATCCATTATTTATTTGATTTAAATCTAGCTACTTGTACCTCGTTTACAGCCTTGTAAACTCTGTATCTTTGCGAAATCGGGATTTTAAAATCTCCCGGATAAATTTTAAAATGCGGGTATCCATTTCCGATCCAAAATCTAGTTTTATTGTTTTTGTTATCCACAGTGCAACTATTCGCGACCCAATCGAAAGGATTGTTCTCTAGACTGTCTATTAATTCTTTCCAAGGGCTGACAGGTTCCCGTTGTAGTAATCTACAAATAAATAATGGTGCAATGTTCATTTTTTTACTCCAATAAAAAACCGCCCATAAGAGCGGTTATAACGATTTATTTTAGTTAGCCCACTTCATCTAACATATCCCCCTCTTTCGTAAAGAGGGGTTAGGGGAGATTTGAATGGGCTGTAAATAGATTTTAAAAATCGTCCGGGTCGTCGTCTTCCTCTAGCTCTATCACATCAAGTCGTTGAATAACTTCAAATTTAGCTAAAAAACGCAGTCTGTTCTCAAAATCACCATCTCTCCATACATACATAACTTCGCGTTCCGGTTCTTCAAACATATCCCAGGCATAAGCGTTTTCTTTCGCGATATGTAAAGCGACATAATCAAAACACAGACTTTCATCTTCCCATGTATCCCCATCATCATTGTTTGTAGGATTGTTACTTTCCAATGCGTAACGATATAAATATTTAGCCATAATTTATTCCTCCGGTGGTTGTGGTAATGGTTGCCAGTGCGTAATTTCGTCATCAGCATAATCAAGCCAGCCGCCTAAATCGGCATCATATCTTGTTATTGCTATTGATGGTTCACACTCTGGACAATGCACAATAAAATAACCATCTTTTGATGGTGTGCATTCGTTATACTTAATCCATGCGTTTTTGATTTTATCTAACTCATTTTCTGCATTAGATAATGCATCATATAAAATAGCAATGCCATTCATTGCATCTTGATAAGCTAAAGATGGTGAAGTCATGTTTACCCCCTTATTGTAGATGTTTCTGTAACATCAGGACTAGACAAGAAATGATTTAGTTATTTTTACTTTTCCCATATCACACCACCCAGCAAAACGCTTTCCACGCTACGCCAAGGAATAATCCTATTCCAGCTCCAGCTATCGCAATGACGAAAGCTCCAGTCAATAAAAAGATTATCCATTCTATAAATGCTTTCATTTTCTTTCTCCAATAAAAAGTGCGGTTGTTTTTTATTTAGCAGTCATAACATCAACAACTGGTAATTCATTCACCGAACCGCCAGATTGGATTGAGTGAATAATTCGTTCCGGTGTTTCTTTTACAAAGATAGTGCCATCTTCAAATTGAATAGCTGTGTCATTTTCATCTTTAGTGATGGTTTGAATTTGCTCTACGTTGATGAAAATATCTGATTCATCCGTATTAGTTAGTTTGATAAATTTAGCCATGTGGTTCTCCTACATTTGTGCAGCTCGATTTAATCGGGCCATTGTTTGTTGGTGGATATAAATTTGAGTTTCAAATTCACGAAGTGCGGTCAATTTTGGAATTAATTTTTCGTCATTAATTAATGCGTGGTAGCCATCAATCAGACTTTGAATGCGTTTTTTACCGATTCCTTTGCAGTGTTGATATTTCTCTAATCCAACTAGTCTCATATCGGCAAAATCATTACAGCCATTTTTACGAAGAATCGTCCAAGTTGCTTTATCTGTGTAAGCTGTTGGATCTATTTCACGTAATGCGGCCATTCCTTCTTCACGCAATGCTTTAATCTCAAATGGTGTTTTGAGCGTTGTTTCAACTTTCTTCCAGGTTAAAAGTTTTTTGATGTAATCATCTGTAAATTCTTTTTTCTCTGGTGATGCAATAAGGAAAGGGGAGAGTACGTGCTCTTCGTTTACATCGTTTAAAATGGCATTGATATTGTCATTGACGTAATCTGTCATCTCAGGTGCAGTGAATGCAAATTGGTTAGCAAGAGATTGATATTCAAATTTTATATAACCTCTTCCAAGTTGATCACGGCAAATAACGCCAAAAACAAAAGACCATGGTCGAGATTTGTTATACATCAGTTCAAAATCTTGTTCAGTGGCCGTTGTTCTATCCTGTGGAATGTTATTTTTTATCCATTCTGTGCCGTCGTTTCCTAATCCAATAACTGAAAGCACAAGAGAGTTGCGACATATTCTGTCGCTCTGCCGTTTAATGTTGGCATTTTTATCGTGCTTTTTACGCGGTTTCTTACTTGTCGCCATAGTTTAAAATCTCAGTTAAGTGTTTAAATTGGGCAAGATATGCTGATTCAGCTTGATGTGGTTGCCAAAAAACAATTGCGATATTTGCCGGAGAGACACCTTTCAATTGCGGCCACTCTACAGATGCTGGGGGAAGTAACTGTTCTTTTTCCGTTGCAAGCATAGATAAATCCATAGATTTAATAGCTGGCAATTTTTTATACTCAACATTAAAACGCTGGTGGATTGCTAAATTAAAGCGATCTTCAATATTGCGATAAGGCTCACTTAGCAAATGTTTGAGTGGAGTCGGAATATCTTTCAAGTATGCTTCTGCCGCATCGTGCAGTAGGAAAAGAAATGCAAGCTCAGGCAATCCCATTTCTTCAAAAATATAGCTACCAAGCACACAGTGCTGCGCTACGCTATAAGGTTCAGCAGTTTGACCAATAAAGCGGTTTTCAAAGCTAAGGTTATGCGCAATATCACGAATATCAATTTCGTTAGGATCTGGCTTGATGTAGTCAATGGTATGGCCATAATAGGTATTAATGCGGTACATATATTTTTCTCGTTTTAAGTTTCACTTCTTCTTGGTGCATTTTTTGACACCATTCCGCACGGCTCATGCACCAGTGCTTATTTATCTCTTTTCCGGTTAGCTTTGATGCTTTTTTCCAAAGCACATAAGCGGATTGATAATTTTTCTTGCGCTCTTCTTTGGCGGCAAGTTCGCTGTTGGTTTTAAAAGGTAGTTTCATTTCAATTCCTTATTAATTTCAGCTTGTTTAATAGATACGTAAGCACGAGCCTGTTTTTCGCCTTCTTCGGTTAAATTCTTTTGATACTCACCGTTTTCAGCAATCCACTGCACTCTCGCTCTTTCACGTTCTAGTGCTGTTGGCTCGCTTGCAAAACAATAGGAGATTCCGCCAATCAGGAAGGTGATAAAAATCGCACAGGCAAGCTTTGCTAAAGGGCGTGTAATTTCTGCGAATACATCAGTAAATTTTTCCATTTTTTGTTTCCTTTTTAATCAATTTAGTGAATTTAGGGTGTAAAAATCCGCCACACGGATTTCTTGTGGAAAAGTGCGGTCGGATTTTCCGTTGTTTTAGAAGTCGATTTTTACGGCTTTTGGATTAAAGCCTCGCAAGTGTTTTAATACACGCCAGTTTGTCATTGGGTCGATGTCAAAATCGCTTGTGATGCGGTTTAAAATTTGATTGGTTGAACGTAACACGCTTAAATATTCGTAAGCCTGTCCGTAGATTTGCCCGCTCATATTTGAGCCTAAAACGTTAAAGGCTCTCTCAATATGTTGGAATGTGCCTACGCCACGTTTGAAAGCGAACCACAACCAAGCAAGCTCTTGCAGTTCATACTCGGTAAATTCAAAGGTGAATTTCTTTTCAGGTTCTGGCAAGGCTAATTGTTGCGGTTGGTTGCGGTGCATTGCCAAGAATGCACGGAGCACCACCAAATGAAACTGTGGGCTGATCCACATGGCATAGGCAATGACAAGCTCCTCGCAAGCGTAGGTTCCACCGTTGGTGCCACGAATAATTTTTAAGGCGTGTTGGTTGTCTTTTTCGATTTCGGCAATCAGTGCTTTTGTGGTATCAAGTCGTAAGAATAAAACAGGTTTGTGTTTTGCTAAATTGCCGCTTACTTGATGAAGATCATTTAAAGAGAATAAATTTTCGTATGAACGAACATTGGTATTAAGAATTGCTAAGTTTGACATTTTTTTATGCTCCGAATGTTTTGTTTCTCATTCGACCACTTTTGTAGGGTGATCGGGCTTCAACAACCGCATTCGGGCGGCGGAACTTATTTCCGTAAGGTATTGTATTAGGTTCTCTCGACCCGATCATTGAAAGGTACAGATCTGTACCTTTTAAATTTTGAGCATAAAAAAACCGCTATGCTGTCGGGTGCGGATACCGCCGAATGTTTTGTTGTGCGGTTATCTTATCCGTTGATAGCGGTTTTTGTCAAATTAAATTGTAAAAGTTTTCATTACAAGCTGTTTATAGGCTTCAACAACTTGAGCAAACTTACTTTGCTCATCGTCATCAATATTCACGCCAAAAGAAGGTGTGCCATCAATGTTAGGAAAAATAAATCTTACGCAATTTTCTGAAATATAGTAAGCCTTGATAACAAGGCGAACCGGTTTTTTAGGGTAGGTTGTTGGGCCTTCTTCCAGTGTTAACGTTAATCCAAACGTGATATTCGGATTGTGTAAACAGTCATATTCGGCTTTAAGTTGGTGTGCGTCGCTTGGTACGCCCTCGCAGTCAGTTATTTTTACATAAGGTTCTGACGGGGCAGGGTCATTAAGTTGTTTTTTGTAGGTTCTTTCGAGTAGTCCTAAATCCATTGCCAGCGCTACTCTAAGCTGTCTGATTTGCTCTCTTAATATTGCTCTGCGTCCAATTAGAATATCGTTGTATTGTTGCTGTTGTTTACATAAGTCTTGGTATGTGAGTGATGCCATTTTATTCTCCTGTGAATTTTAGATACAAAAAAAGCCTCTAAAAGAGGCTGTTGAGAGTGTTGATATGATAATCCGATGTGAGGGCGGTGTCAATAAAAAGCGCTGAGAATTTGAGGGAGTAGGTTATTCATCATCAATTAATTCTTTTGTTTTCTTTGGAATGTCATTCACCTCTCCTTTAATACCATCAACAGCTTTATCCAGGCGTTTTCCTACGCCATCGATAATCGTTTCAAGTGGTGTGCTTTTTAAATCTTTGTCAAAGACTTTGGTTGGATTTATCCCCAAATTATCCACGGCAATTTGCAGAAGTTGCTGATGTAATTTAGGGTCTTGTTCTTGTACTTGTTTCTTATAACCTTCAAATGCCATTGCTGAGGAATATTTGTAGTTATAATCCTCCCTTAATCTAAAGAGATAAGCCCGTTCTTTAGCCTTTAACCAGGCGATGACAAGTAACGGGATTGTCACAATAGACTTAGCAAGAAATTGTAAAATATTAAGACTGTCTGTTGCACTCAGGCTTGTTGAATAATTGATAAATGAAATAACAGATGTTGCAACAAGTGAGCCAAGCAAAATTTTATCTACAGCTTTCATTTTACTATCGATATTTTCAGATTGAGTTTTAAACGAACCTGCCATGCTTGCTCGGTTGGCGTCTTCAATAATCATTTCAATCTCCTCTTTTTGTTTATTGAATAATTTAATCATACCTTCAATATCTTCATGATATTTTTCGATTTTGGGTTTATTGGTTTCCGCCGTGGTTGCTAATGTCGTGATTTTAGTAAGATTATTTTGTGCGGTGCTTGCATAGGTCGAAATATTGTTACTTAATGTGTCTGACTGTTCGTGCCACTGGGAAATTTCAGTTATTTGTTCTTGTGCATCGTTATAAGATTTTTTGAGTGTAATCAGAGAGTTTTTTAAATTTTCAAACTCCTTTTTATTCTCTACTAACTGTTCTTCAAGTGAGATATGTTCTTCTAGATTCAATTTTGCTTTAGATATATCGGCAGCAATAGCATTGAGTTCTTCTTCTGTTCTTAATTCGCCCTTAACTTCAATTAAATATAATTCCTTGATTGTCATTCTTAGTTTGATTAGAGATAAAATAAATGAATTTACATCATATTCATCCCATTTATTACTCGTTCTTTTTTTATTAAGGATGCGAATTATTTTTTTAATTAATTGAAGAGAAATATATTTTGCATAGGAAATTTCAAGGGTTTTTCCCGATTTTTCTATTTTCTCTATTAGGGGGTAAAGGTGCTCTATTTCTTTGATAATTTCGGGTGATTTTATTTCTCCCATCCACTCATAGTCTTTGTTGATTTTTGTATTAATTAAGTTTTTTAACTCAGTCAGTCTTGCTTTAACGGTTTTCATAGCATTCCCTTTATATATTAAAAATTACTTTGATTGTAAGGTAATTTTTCGGGATAAAAAAGCCCTCGTTTTACGGAGGGCAAACCTAAGGAACCAATTTTATAGGTTGCATAAGTTTTAAGCCCTCATGCTCGGCTAATTGTAAGATGTTAAAATCAAATCCGGGAAAGTGACTATTTCTTCTAACAATTCTTTAATGGTTTTTTCTATTGCAATAGAGCTTGAGTCTTCCTTTACTGGGTATTTTTGGTTTAAATCAACCTGTCCATAAAGGTTATCTCTTAAAATTTCCTCGCGCTCTTTTTCTGAATAAAACGCATGAAGAATTTCTTCGAGGGAGTTTCCAGCATAAATTTCTGTTTCCTCTCCAACCCAGTAAACAGACTGCATAGCTCGGATATCTTCAATTGCACATTTAACACATTCTGACAGCGTGCCATATCTAACCGTAGTAATTAATCCATCGCTCCCTACTACCATTTCATAAGTTCCGAATTCGCCGTCATTACATATTGATGGCTTGTAATGCTCAATAAATTTAACTATCTTTGCTTGCTCAACAAGATACTCATATTCATTTTGAGAGATTGTAATTGTTGGATTTATCATTGCATTGCTCCTTAGTTTCCTTATTACCATTTCAAAGCACACTTATCTCTATCATTCGCAACGGTTTCACGTGCCGTTGTGTCTCTGTACTTCAAATGTGCTTTAAAATGTGATATTGCGTTTAGCTTTTCCCACCGACTGGCTTCGTTTGTCATTACCGCAATATCTCACACTCATTGGTGCAGGGCTTTTAATCTGCAACTGGCGATTTTCACAAATGGCATTTTCACGAGTGTGTTTTTATCCAAATTTTCTAAAATTCAAAACAGGTTAATGATGAGTGCCTTTCTTTATACTTGTAAGGCTCAAGCCCTCTTGTATGCGACTACAACGAGGAATATAATGCTCTCTGCGACTACAATTTAATCAGAGGAACATCATGGAAGAGTACGCCAAGTTACTTAATACCATACTTACCAAAGTAGTTTTTAATCACATGACTATGTTCTTCGTTTTCTTATTTATTGGCTTTACGTTCATTCCGCCAGAATTAACGTTGTATCTCAACGCTAAAACACCAGCATTCTTTCCTGATTGGTTCACTCTTGCCAATTTTGGTTCTTTGATATTTGCGTTGGTTTCTACGATGATTTGGATTCTTATTTCTAATGCGGCCAAATCAATTTTTTCAAAACTGCGTGAATCATTAAAAACTAATTCAGAGCAAGCTAGATTAATCAATCTACTTCATAATTTATCACCAGAAGAGCAATATATTCTTGCAATGTCCTGCCTTAATGAGCGAATTATTTTCCCAGATAACAGAACTCAGCTAGCCATTCAAAAACTCTTGTCAAAAGAACTTATTTCGTACGGCTGGACTAATGATAAATATGAGTTAAATCCACTTATTCGCAATGTTGTTCTTGCTAAGCTCGATAAGAGCATGAATTCCCATCATTAACCTGTTTCAAGTTTTTAAAGAACGATTCAAAGTGTTTTGCTTTGTTGTGGCTAATTCTACTTAAAGTAGATATTTATGCAACTAAAATTTGCATAAAAGTAGAATTATTTTCTATTAAAAGTAGTATTTATTTGATTTTTAAGGAAAAATATTTTGTTAGTTGGTGTTTGATTGCTTATTTTTTAATCGATGAATATTGTGATTTGAGATGCTGCTCACGGAATACGTTCTACTTTTTAAGTAGAATGACCGCACTTTTTAATGGAGGTTATATGAAAAGAATATTGGTAGCTGCTTTATGTATTTTCCCTATTATTGGATTTGCCACAGATAGCAGTGAAAGTTGCGCAAAGGTTGAGGATGAATCAGAACGCTTAAGATGTTACGATTCTGTTTTTAAAGCTGATGAACAGTCCGTAAAAACAGATATACAAAACTGGCAATATATAGAGAAGATGGATGAAATGAGGAATAAAATGACTTATGTTGCATATAAATTTTCATCTAACAGTGTGGATTTGCCAGCACCATATGAAAAAGATACTCAAGCATCTATCGCAATTAGACGACATAGCCAATTTGGAGATGGTGTTTTGTTCAATTTACATGGTGGGCATTTCAAATGTAATAGGGTTTGTAATATTGCTATAAAATTCGACAGTGATAAAGTTGAAAACTACTCATTTCTTAAACTACCAGATAATCCTGGTGTTTTATTTCTCTTTGAGAAAGATGATAACAAGTTTAATAACTTTGTATTAAAACTGAAAGAATCTAAGAAATTAATTGTCGAACTGCCAATTTATAGTGTTGGTAAGAAGCAGTTCACATTTAATACTGAAGGTCTTAAATGGAAATATTTCTAATAAGGAATTCAAGACAAGAGCCGATTAGCAGGAAAGGAATTAAGTAATAAGGAAATAAAGGCGCAAGAGTTAATTTCTAAAGGTCATAATATAAGAATCCTATCAGAAAATGACTTTCTGGAATTAGTCAATGAAACTTAACAAAAGAAAACCGCCTCGAGGGCGGTCATGGAGGTTAAATAAAAATTATAATTTCTTTAACCACTCTTCATAATTTTGATCTATTTCTTCAAGAACATCAGTTCTAAATTTTCGCAATTTAGATTTTTGCTCATTGTACATATTATTATTCTCAAATAAATCTAACGGGTAGCTTTTCATCTTTGTTATAGTGTCTGTGGTAAGGAAAATAATTTTAGATTTAAATACTCTAGACAGTTGGGATGCTTTATTTTCTATTTCAATTGTCTTTTCTGTTATAAAAATATCTATATCTTCCGATGTAGTTTCTCTTTTAGAGAATAATTCATCAAGTTTGTCAAAACAAGAATCGACAAGATTAGTTAATTTATCCTTGTTTTTTATAAATTCACTTCTCTCAAATGTTCTATGATTTAAATGTGCTGCCCAATACCAACCAGCGGCAGTAACAATAGATGATGTAAATACAGTAATGCTATCTTTTAAATCTAGTAATTTGCCAAAATATATTGTCAATTGAACAATAACTGCCATTATAAGCACTATTGATATGATATACTTAGCCTTAAATATCTTCATCTGGAAGCTGTCCCAAATCTTTGGCGGCTTTAACAAGGCGTTCACTAATCAAGTTTACTATACTTTTTACAGTATCATGTTTGTATTCCAAGCGTTCTAGAAGTTCTTGATAGGTAAATCCCTCTTTTCTAATTAATCCTCCGAATGCTTCATCTAAAAATGAACGACCATATCGGTTATATCCAGTAAGGACGACGATTACTTTATCATTGCTTTTATCTCTTAAAGCAGGAGCTAACAGCGTTTCTCTAAATGCTTTCCCTGTATTTTTGTATTCTTCAGGAGTTACATCGTATTCGTTACGCCCATAAGGACTTTGGGAAAAATCATTGACTATGGTAATGGTTTTAATCATTTTTTATCCTTATGTTCCATTGCACTAAAGTGCCTTCAATTGAATTTCTCATATTGTACAGTTCAGGCAATGTTCTATCATCTTGATAGAAAAATAATCCTCTATTACTGTACACCCATAACTTACCATTTTTATTGTCAGAAACAAGTTTTTTTATGCTTTTGCTACCTTGACCGTGTTTATCTTCGTCATTTCCAGTCATTCTTGTTATGTCATCAGACATTGCTAGACTTATCATAATAGAGTCTGAGACTGTAGTATTTTTGATTACTTCTGCTATATTGGTAGATTCTGGTAATCCATATTGTTTTAGTTTCGGCGTTATTGCAGATTTTACGTCGCTACTATCCCAATCAATTTCGTCAAATAACGTATTGCCTTTGGTAAAAGTAGAGGGAATTCCTTGCCCCTTATCGTATAATAGAAGAAATAATTGATCATCTACAACTGTACACATCCACCACCAAGGTCTTTGATTGCTTGGGGTATGCTTGGGGTAGGCATGGCGATAAACATTACTCATCGCTTCTTGGATTGCGTCACTAAGAGTGTATTCTTCTTCGTCAGTTAGCGCTCCTTGATATATCTCATTTTTTATAAAATCAATAATATCATCTCTGAACTCACCCTCATTTCCATTAATAATTGGATAGTCATCTTTTGTTTTTCTAATATCATTTTCTGAGCATCTATTGGTACATAAAAAAACTAAACCTACTTGTTTTATAAACTTATTAATTTCATTATTTAGGCTCATTTTTATAGATATATTTACATCTGATTTTTTTAGGATAGTTTCTATTTTTGCATAAAGAATCATCATTGCTGCTGCTTTAATATATTCACAATCAGCAAAGCTAATGATTACATATTTATACTTATTCTTTATTATACTGTCTAGTGAGTTAATGTATCTTACTGTGCTTTCATAGGATTCTTCATTATATATATTAAGTATGTTTGGTGTTGGGAATATATGATATTTTCCTGATTTGTAGGGTGCCCTAAACTTTATTTGGGAATTATTATTCTTTTTTTTGTTCATTTTTATTAGGCTTTATTGAGTATTTACAAATAACTTCTATGCTCACTACAACAACACCGAGTACCAAAACACTTTACCAAGCACTGAAATGTCTTGTAATTCTGCTATTTCGTCAGGGTGTTCATCACTGTTATAGCTGCGGATCTTCACTTGCTCATTAGGCATATTGTAGAGTAGTTTTATGCGCAACAAGCCACCGTGATTGATAGCGTATATTTTGCCGTCTCGGATTGTCTTATTGCCCAAATCAATTCCCACAGTTGTTCCGTCTGGAATAACTGGTTCCATAGAATTACCGTCAGCAATTACACACACCGCATTTTCAAACTGCACACCTTGTTTTCTTAATGTAGCTTTAGAAAAGCGTAATTTAAAATTGTTATAGTCTGCGATGTCATCTGCAAATCCATTACCAGCAGAAAGTCGGACATCTTGATAAAAAGGCACTGCCACTTCATCACTATTTAATGGCGTGTTTCTATCCCATAAATCAAAGGATCCAAGCTCTTTTATGTTTGATGTGACTTTTGTTTCAGTTGAGTCAGTAGAGCCATATTTCAAATAAGCAGGACTAACTCCAAAGTATTCAGCCATAGATTCAATTTTGTCATCTCTTGGTGTGGCTGTGCCAAGCGTATAACGTCTGGCCATTTCATAGGTTACGCCTAGAGCCTTTTGAAGATCTCCTATTCTTTTATTTTGCTGAGCCATTAATTCATTAATTCGGCTTGCTAAATCTGACATATAACCCCCTTATTTCTACTAAAGGTAGAGAATACGTAAATAAAATAGTTGATTCAATTCTATTTTTAGTAGTAGTATTATGCTACTTAAAATAGAAAAGAGGTTAAGATGCTACCAATCGAAAAAGCTTATGAAATCGTAGGCGGTATTTCTGCCATGGCTCGGCACTTCAATATCACACCTTGGGCAGTATCAAAATGGCGTGAAAAAGTACCGGCTGAACGCTGTGCAAAGATTGAAGAACTTACTAATGGCAAAGTTAAAAAATCTGAATTACGCCCCGATTTGTGGGATTAATTTATCAGTAAAAATCAAAAAGAAAACCATAAAAATAAGGCAAAAATTATGGCAATGAAACAAACAATTATAGAGATGATTGAACAGATACCCGGTGGTAAAAGTGCGGTAGCTGGATTCTTAGGATTTACTGAAAGTGAATTAAATAATCGTCTTTATCAAACAAAGGGCCAACGATTCAAAAATGAAGAGTTAATCGCTATTCAGCTTGAATATGGTTGCACACAGTTTATTGAAGAATTATGCCGTGCCGCTGGTGGACGTTTTGTACCAGATACCTGTGCAGATGACTTAGATGCAGTAGAAATGGCAAATATTCAATTACATGAGTTATCAGCTCGTGGATTGCTATTTGAAGCATTAGAAAGCGCGCTTGCTGATGGTGAGATTACCAGCTGTGAAGAAGATTTGATCCGCAAGTTATTAAATAAACATTTAGCTGCAACACAACATTCTATTGAATGTGTGATTTCACTTAATAAACGGCAATAAAAAACCACGGCGGCCACCGTGGTTAATTACACTCACAAGGAGTTCACAAGATGAATGAATTATTACCGATTAATGATAAAAATGCAAGTGCATTAACAATGAGCAGTCGAGAAATAACAAAACTTGTTAATTCTAGACATAGTGACGTGTGTAAAAGCATTGAAACGCTTATTTCAAAAGGTGTGATTGGGGGGTATCAGCCGAAACCGTACACCCACCCACAGAATGGTCAAATCTACTATGAGTACTTTTTGAATAAGCGCGACACTTATATTTTAGTAGCTCAGTTTTCACCGGAATTCACAGCGGCAGTTATTGACCGTTGGCAAGAGTTAGAAAACCAACAAAATCCGACCGCACTTTTACCGCAGAATTATCTTCAAGCCTTAGAGCAGTTGGTGGCATCAGAGAAAGAGAAGCAAGCTTTAGCGTTAGAGAATAAAGCGATGAAACCTAAAGCGGACTTTGTGGATCTTTATGTTGATATTGGCACAACAAAATCATTACGCGAAACGGCAAAAATCTTAAATATGCCAGAGAAAGCGATGATAGCTGCACTAGAGAGAGATAAAGCGTTATATCGTCAATCAGGCAATCTTATTCCATATTCAGATAAACAAAGCCGTGGCTTATTTACAGTGAAAACTGGTACAGCAGAGCACGGTCACAACTTTACACAAACTCGCGTGACATCGAAAGGTATTCAATGGATCGCACAACGTTACGCTTCGGAGTTAATGCTATGAGCAAATTTATCCCTAATTCTTTTCAGATCCCTAATGCTTTTGTAGATGAAGTGATGTTTGCCCTTTCTGGTAACGCTGTAAAGGCCTATTTGTTGGTGGCTCGTAAAACGACTGGTTGGCAGAAAGAAAGTGATTTTATTTCTATTGAACAATTCAAACAATTCACTGGCATTAACCGAGATAAGACTATCTATGAAATTCTTAAAGAACTTGAAGAAGTTGGTTTGATTCGTACTGTTAAAACAGCTGGAAGAACGACTGAATTCTATTTAGTGAAAGACCTTCCTAACGTTGAAAATAAACCAGTGGCGAAAAGTGCTACCAGTGGCGAAAAACGCCACCAGTTACAAAAAGCGCCACCAGTGGCGAAAAGTGCTACCAGTGGCGAAAAACGCCACCAGTTACAAAAAGCGCCACCAGTGGCGAAAAGTGCCACGACACCAGTGGCGGAAAACGCCACCGCTACCAGTGGCGAAAAACGCCACCCTACAAAAACAAATAATAAAACAAATATAAATAACCCCCCTATAGTCCCCCCAGCTGAGCAAGTTGTATTGGATTATTTGAACATGGCATTGGCGAATCTCGCTGAAGAACAAGGCGAACGTAAACCAACAGGCTACAAGCTCACTGACAAAACAAAACAAGCGATTGGTGCTAGATTGGCTGAATTTGATTTGGGTGTGTGTAAACGTGTGGTGGATTATCTCGTGTCGAAATGGGGCCGTGATCCGAAAATGGTTGAGTATCTCCGACCAAGTACGATTTTCCGTCCAACAAACTTCGGTGAGTATGTTGTCGGCTCAGAACGTTGGGATAACAAGGGCAGACCAGAAATGCGAGACGGTGCATGGGTGATGGCTGATGGCACGATGTTAAAACCGAAAGGCAGTGCACCAAACCCGGCAAGCAAAAGCACCGATTGGGCAAAGGGCAGACAAATTCAAATTCGTAATCCGCAAGTAGCGGAAAAACTACGCAAAATGGGGATGTTGAAATGAACGTGGCAATCAGACAAGAAAATTGCGTTTCAGGGGTTGATTTAAATACTCATGTTTCAGAATTAGTGAATCAGTTATTCAATCGCTTGTGTGCTTACTGCAACCGTTGGCGCTATAACTACCCAACAGACGAAGCATTGGAAGAAGCGAAGTTTATTTGGATTGAAGAGTTAGTGAACCATGATGTTTTATCTGTGGATATGTTAGAGCGTGGATTAGCAAGAGTTCGTGCAGCAAGAAATGATTATTTCCCAAACCTGTTTGATTTCATCGAATGGTGCAAAATTCCGATGGATTTACCGTCAGAAGAAGAATTAGTACAGCGTTTAGCCAGTTTCCAACGTTACGGGATGGCTGATGTAGATAAATTTAAATTCAACTCTACCGTGGAATATTGGTTGATCACTGATTTGTATTGTCGTTGTCGTCGATACACTTGGTCAGTAGAGCAGTTGCGCAAAGAAATTAAACAAGCATTACGCAATATGGCTGATCGTTTAAAAAATGGTGAAGTATTACCGGAGCCAACAAAACAGTTACCATCGCAAGCGACATCAATGCCAGTTTCAAAAACACGTCAAGCAGAGATCATTGCAAGCATTAAAGGATCGTTGCGGGGGCATTAATGCAAGTATTGTTATTAACACCATATAAACAATCAGACCTTGGTTTAATGATGTTTAGAATTCCGCGCAATGCTGCACAAGTAATGACGAAGAGAATGGTGTTAATGCCAGAGCCTACTGAATTACAACATAAGGAATCTGGTGTAGTTAATTGGCAAGGAGCTATTAGTGAAGAATTTCCACCGTTGGTGGTGGATTTCTTAAAAAATAAGGAAGTGCGGTCAAAATTACTTACAAAAAAAGCGTTGATGAATTTTGTGGCCAGTATTAAGCATTGTCAGTTGAGTGATGGTGAATACTGCCATAAAGAATTAACAATTACTCCGCACTTAGACGGTTTTATTAGAACTTGTTGGCACCATGATACAGAAATGCGCAAGGGAAACTACGATGCAGAAAAAGCATCGTTGGTGGTGGAACAAAATATAGAGCAAGCAATCATTGCAAAAATCCAAGTGGATTTAAAGCATGCCCGCCCTTTAACGGAATCAGATTTAGTACTGTATTGTTTTAAGAATGGACTTCAACGTTTATTAAGTGATGTGTTATTAAGAAAGGTTTTTAGTGTTAAAAATTACGAACGAGACAATAAAGAAAGTTCTACTCGTTTTGAAGATCCTCTTATTTATCACATGGACCGTTTAGATAAAGCTATTTTAAATTTAAAAGCTGATGATGATCCTCCACTTCAATATATGGCAAGACCAAAGCCACAATATATCCGTTCTGAAAAATGGTTACGTTGGGTAAAAACTCAGCCTTGTGTATGTTGTGGTAAACAAGCAGATGATCCACATCATTTAATTGGCCATGGTAATGGTGTGATGGGAAGTAAAGCAGATGATTTGGATTGTATTCCGCTTTGCCGAATTCATCACAATGAATTACATCAAAATGTAAAAGCCTTTGAAGAAAAGTATGGTTCACAAATAGAGCTTTGGCATAAGTTCTTTTTATACTCCATCAAGATTGGTGCATTAGTGATTGATTAATAGTTTAACAATCAAAAGTGCGGTCTTTTTTAAAGTGAGATTTCTATGACAACGATAACACTTGAACTACCATTCCCACCTTCGGTTAATACTTACTGGCGCAGAGTAAATGGGAAAACATTAATTAGCGCAAAAGGACGTGCTTATGCTGCACAGGTTGCGTGGATGACTAGACGCTCAGCAAGATTTCCAGCGGGTATTCGTGCTGCAGTGGTGGTGGAAGCATTTATGCCGGATAGAAGAATGCGTGATTTGGATAATCTTTTTAAATCATTATTAGATGCGTTAGTGAAAGCTGGCGTGTTGGTGGACGATAGTGTTATTGATGATTTGCGAATTGTACGCAAATGTGTAGTCAAGGGTGGAAAGGTTTTAGTGTCGATTAGTGAGGTGGTAAATGACTTATAGCGTTGAGCGAATTTTAGAAAAATGGGGTAGTTGTTGGGGGCGTGACAGAATTGGCACAGAATATCCAAGCACAACAATCTCAATCCCAGTGCTACCGACAGCAAGAAAGGCCTACATTAAGTTTTTAACCGATGATGAGTGTTTAAAAGTAGAGACTCAAATAATTAACCTACACGATGACAACTTATTGCAATATCAAATAGTAATGGGCTTATACGTACAACAAGCAAGCGAGAGAGAGATTTGCAATGCTCTTAACATCTCACCAGCTAAAATGTACAGAGAACGTGCGCAAGGTATTAGATTTTTAAAAGGCGCTTTTGTCGCTGCTAAAATAAAATTTATGTTTTTAGGATAATAAAAATGGCGCAATCAAAGCGCCATTTTTATTTATGCTAGTTTTTTAATAATCTCTTCAATTTTTAACTGTCTCGCTTTTAATAGCGAGATAATATCAAACCAGACACCAGTAGGGATTTTACGCTCACCAGAAATCCAAGCGCGCATACGTCTTGGGCTAGATAAATTAAGATCTCTAGATAAAGCAGTTTGCCATTGATCGCCATATAGAGCATTGCCTACTACAGCTAACTCGTTAGCACCATAGTTTGCTACATTATCTGTTATCTTGGCGTAATGATAGTAACCTAACCAAAAAGCACCTTGAGCGTCAAACTCCATTTTGTCTTTAGGGTCGGTTAAATCGCTCGGGATTTTATCCATTAGGCGCATAACCTCATCTTGGTTACCTGTATTGATAATATCTCCGCGCTGACTCATTAAGCCAATCCCTTTAGCCGGGAATCTGATAATGGTATTTTGTACATTGACTGGCACATCAACCCCATAAACGCAGCGGACAAGCTGACCTACAGTATACATGATTTCTTTGTAATTCATTTTTTGAGTCTCCAATAGAGTAAGATTAACCCCACTTAATTTAGTGGGGTATTGATTTATTAAGCGATGATTAATTGTTCTTGTTCGGTTATAGTTAAGCTATTGATTAGCGCTTTACGTCTTTTTTCGATTTGGTTAGCTCGTTTTACAATTAAACTTGCTATACGTTGCATCTTGTCAGCAACTTCTGGTTTTTGGTCGCAGGCTTGTTGGTATGCTATCGCAACTGCAAAAAATCCGTTTTTATCATCAACCACAATATTTAATTGTTGGTTTAAGTTATCATACGCATCTTGCAATTTAGTTGTAATCCAATCTGCTGATGGGGTTAGGTGGTTTAGTTGTTGGTTTAAGTTTTTCATAATCGCCTCCTTTAGGCTTATTAGTTAGCGGCTCCATAGCCATCTCTTGTTTAGATGAGCCTATTATAAGGCTCAAGAATGGTTATGTCAATATCTTTTTTAAAAAAAATTAAAAATTTTTTAATTTATTTTTTGAATTATTTTGTTGACAGCTTGCAAGTAAAATTGTAGTATATAGTATAAGTTGCGGTTTTAGCGCATAGCAAACGCAATAAGTAAATCTTATAGCCCTGATCGGAAACGGTCGGGGTTTTTTATTATCCAAACACCAAGCTCACACAATAAACGTGAGCTTTTTTATTGCCCCGCAAACAAACAGCGAGGTGGAGTATGAGAATGTTAAAAGACGCAGGGAATCAAAGTATTTTTTGGTCTGGCTTTGGCGCATTCTGGGCGATGTATTCATTCCAAGAATGGCTGGCTATTTTTGGTTTAATCATCGGTTTAATCAGTGGTCTCGTTAATATGTACGCCAAATGCCAAGAGGGCAAAGCAAGAGAAAACGAAGAGCGCAGAGCAGAAGAAATACACAAGGCAAGGATGAAACGATTAGAGCGGGGGCTTGATGATGGTGTTGGGGAAGACTAGAAAGGCACTAGGCGCTTGCTCTGTTGTTGCAGTTATTGGGATTATGTACTCTCAATTTGGCAGCGAATTAAGATTAAGCCCAGCTGGAGCGGAAATAATCGGTAACGCAGAGGGTTGTATGGCAACTCCATATAAATGCCCCGCTGATGTGTTAACTGTTGGTATTGGCTCAACAGAATACTCAGGACAAAAGATAGAGCCTGGCAAGAAATACACAAATGAAGAAATCGCATACCGATGGAAAAACGATATTAAACTTGCCGAATCGTGCGTTGATAGATACGCCAATGGCAGAACATTACCACAATCTGTGTTTGATGCTATGGTATCTGTTACGTTTAATAACGGATGCGGTAATCTCAAAAACTCAACAATGTTTCGTTTAATGCGGAGTGGTAAGTATATTGACGGATGCAATCAGCTTTCTCGTTGGGTTTATGCTGACGGGCGAAAGTTACAAGGCTTAATTAAACGCAGAGAAAAGGAAAGAGCGTTATGTTTAGCAGATTTAAAATCTACGCAATAGCAATCATCGCATTAACCATTTTGGGCTTGTGCGGTTGGATTTGGCACCAATCAAAGAATATAGATGAGTTAAGAGCCGAAAACCAAGTGCAAGCCCAAACCATTAAAAGCCAAGAGCAAGTCAATCAATCGCTAAAAGATACGATTGAGGCAGAGCGCCAAGCGGTGGAACAGCAGAGAGTTATTAACGATGAGATTAAACAAACAACACAAGACAAAGTGCAAGTTGTCAGAAAGATTATTAAATCACAGCCTTGTTATAACACTCGCATCTATGACGATGCTATTGAGCGGTTGCACTAACAAAGTAACAACAAAGACGGAGTATATCTATCCGCCTCAAGCTTTCTTGACGCCTTGTGTAAAAACTCCATTTACCGGCAGTACATACGGTGAGGCGGTAGAACACTTAATCATAGTGCAAGGTGAGCGTGATATGTGTGCTAGCCAAATTACAAACATTAATAAGTGGATTAATCAAACTAAGGCCGCCAAATAAAGTGCGGTCTTTTTTTATTTAAAAGGCTTGATTTTAAAGATTAAAAGGTACTCCTGAGGGGATACCCCTTTCCACGGGGTTTCGGGCGCGCGGTTTTCGACAGTTTTTTGACATCTTAGGCATCATCATCTTTTTCCTTTTTTGGGCATTTTAACGGTCTCGGCTATGGATAATTTATACGACTTAAAACTCAATATAAATCAGATCGCCGAACTGGTCGGAATGCATCGGCAAACCGTGTCACAAAGGCTTGCAGGACTAACGCCAGCTATTGGCAGTAATTCCAAATTAAAGCTCTATGCACTATCTGATTTAATCAAAATCGGGCTTGCCGAAAAAATGACGGCAGATGTTGATAGCTTGTCACCTGTTGAGAGACGGGCATTTTGGCAGGCGGAAAATGAAAGACTTAAATATGAGCGAGACACAGGGGAATTAGTACTGGCGTTTGAAGTTGCTCAAGAGATGAGCTTTTTAGCAAAATCAGTAGTGCAGCCACTTGATACATTGCCAGATATTTTAGAGCGTGATTGTGGATTAAATCCATCGCAATTAATCCGTGTAATGCAGGTAATTGATGATATTAAATTGCAAATGTCATCGCGCATACAGGCTGGCGATAATAAATCAGAGGAGTAGCCATGTTTGCATCAGCTAAAGATATTAGGCGAGATATTGCAAATCTACTTAAACCGCCTCGCCGAATGAAAGTATCGGAAGCCGTAGCGGAATATATGCGTGTGCCAGTTGGTGGGGGGAACTCTGTTAAATGGGATAAAGATACTGCTGCATATATGTTAGATCCGATGGACTGCCTAAACTCTCGTGAGTATGACGCAGTAATTTTTGTTGGGCCAGCTCGTACAGGTAAAACAATCGGATTGATTGATGGCTGGATTACTTATGCGATTATTTGCGATCCGTCTGATTTCCTCTTGGTGCAACTTACACAAGAGAAAGCCAGTGAGCATAGTCGTAAACGTTTAGACCGCACTTTTAGATGCTCGCCTGAGATTGCAAAAAGATTAAGCCCGCGTAAAAACGATAACAATGTCCACGATAAATATTTTAGGGCAGGTAATTTATTAAAGATTGGTTGGCCGTCAATCAACGTATTGTCATCATCAGATTACAAATACGTTGCGTTAACAGATTACGACCGATGGCCCGATGATGTGGACGGCGAGGGGGATGGATTTAGTTTAGCATCCAAACGGACGACTACATTTATGAGTGCCGGTATGACACTTGTAGAGAGTTCGCCAGGCAAGGATATTGTTGATATAAAACATCATCCAAAAACTACTCACGAGGCACCGCCAACAACTGGAATTTTATCTTTATATAATCGCGGCGATAGACGCAGATTTTATTGGCAATGTCCACATTGCAAAGAATGGTTTGAGCCATCAATGGCAAATATGGTGGGGTATCGAGATGATACCGACTATGTTAAGGCAAGCGAAAACGCTCGTTTACAATGCCCGCATTGTCAATCTCTCGTAGATCCTGACAAGAAACGCGCATTAAACATTGGCGGCAAGTGGTTAAAAGAGGGCCAAACGATAGATAAAGACGGTGTAATCCATGGCGAGGGAAGAAACTCTCGTATTGCATCATTTTGGCTGGAAGGCCCTGCAGCCGCTTACCAAACATGGGCTCAATTAACTTATAAATTGCTCACTGCCGAACATGAATTTGAAATGACAGGCAGTGAAGAAACGCTAAAGGCAGTAACAAATACAGACTGGGGATTGCCTTATTTACCACGCTCCGCACTTGAGCAACGCCGAAGTGATGAGTTGATGGAGCGGCGAGAAGATACAGAAAAAAGAACGGTACCTTATGGGTGCCGTTTTTTATTGGCTGCGGTTGACGTACAGGGTGGGCGGAATCGCCGTTTTGTCGTCCAAATTGTGGGCTATGGTGAAAACAGCGAACGGTGGCTCATTGATAGATACAACATTAAATCATCAATGCGGAGCAATTCAGAGGGGGAAAGCCTACCAATTGATCCGTCCGCCTACCCTGAGGACTGGGATTTACTCATTAGTGATGTGCTTAATAAGCAATATCGCATTGAGGGGTTAGACGGTGGGTTTATGCCAATCCTTGCAATGGCTGTGGATAGCGGCGGTGAGGACGGTGTAACAGATAACGCCTATAAGTTTTGGCGTAGATGTAAGCGTGATGGCATATCAAAACGAGTGTATCTCGTTAAAGGTGATAGTACCAAACGACAGAAACTGATTTCTCGCACCTATCCTGATAATACCTCACGGTCAGATCGTCATGCTAAAGCACGCGGTGATGTACCGTTGTATTTACTCCAAACAGATCAATTCAAAGATCGCATTAGTAATGCACTGAGTCGAGAGACTGTTGGTGCCAATTACATTCACTTCCCATCATGGTTAGGCGAATGGTTTTTTGATGAGCTGACTTATGAGGAGCGCGGACAAGACGGCAAATGGCGTAAACCAGGTAAGGGCAACAATGAGGCGTTTGACTTATTTTGCTATACCCATGCGATCGCTATTTTGCGTGGTTATGAACGTATTAAGTGGGGCGATGAGGACAATGTCCCATACTGGGCAAAACTACCTGGATTAAATCCTGATGTAATCCGAAAAGAGATAACTGCACCGGAAGAAGAAACAGAAAGTGCGGTAGAAATTGAACAAGTAAAACCGCAACCGAAACCCAAAACAAAAAGTAATTGGTTAAACGGTGGCGTAAGCAAGAAAAAAGGTGGGTGGCTGTGATTTACGATAAAGAAGAGCTTGAAGAAAAAATCCGAACGCTTGATGAAAAAATCGAAAACGCCCAAAGCCAAGTTAGCTTTAATGGGCGATCGGTATCTTACCAAGTGTCCGAATGGACAAAACAACGTGACCGCTATCAACAAATGCTTAATGAGTTATTAGCGGAAACAAGACAGCGCGTTAAACGCCACAGAATCAAATATGCGAGATTTTAAATAATGGGAATATTAGATAAAGCGATTGCCGCGATCTCGCCTAAATGGGGCGCACAACGAGCAAAAAGCCGTTATGTGATGAACGCATACGAGGCGGCAATGCCAAGCCGTACACATAAAGCGAAACGCGAAAGCCAAGGCGCTAACGTATCGACCAAACAAAGTGCGGTTAGTTTGCGAGAGCAAGCGCGGGCATTAGACCAAAATCACGATATTGTGATCGGCATCTTGGATAAGATGGAGGAGCGGGTTATTGGCTCAAGGGGTATCCATATTGAACCACAGCCGCTAAATTTAAATGGCGATGTTGACGAGGTGCTGGCAGAGCAAATCCGAAAAAAATGGGCGGAATGGTCTGTTAGACCTGAGGTTACTGGACAATTTACTCGGCCAGAATTAGAGCGAATGCTTTTGCGCACTTGGTTACGAGATGGTGAGGTATTTATCCAACTTGTGCGCGGATCTGTGGTGGGACTTAATCATAGTACTGACATTGCATTTAGCCTTGAGGCATTGGAGCCTGATTTTGTGCCTATGTGGCAATCTGATACAGCTAATGTAATCCAAGGTATAGAGATTAATGCCTGGCGTCGTCCTGTGTCTTATCGGGTTTACATGGATAACCCGCAAGAAAATAACCGCACTTATGGGCGAGTTAAAATGGTGCCCGCGGAAAATATGCTGCACCTTGCGTTTAAAAAACGCCTACACCAATTACGTGGTGTGTCGATGTTGCACGGTGTTATTGTCCGCCTATCAGATCTTAAAGATTACGAAGAGAGCGAGCGTGTGGCCGCACGAATTGCCGCCGCCTTTACGATGTATATCCGAAAAGGTGATGCTGCGATCTATGGGGACAACGAGGATTACAGCACAGATAGCCCAGAGCGTGACTTTGAGATAGCGCCTGGTGCAATTATTGATGATTTAAAGCCAGGTGAAGATATTGGTCTAATCAACTCTAATCGACCAAATGTCAATCTCGAACCCTTTAGGAATGGACAATTAAGAGCAACCGCAGCGGGTACTCGCTCCAGTTACTCAAGCATTGCCCGTGACTATAACGGTACTTACTCAAGCCAGCGGCAAGAGTTGGTGGAGAGCTTTGAGGGTTACTCCGTTTTACAAGATACCTTTGTTGCGCATATCTCCCGTCCAATCTACCGCGAATGGCTAAAAATGGCGATTGTCAGCGGTGAAATTAAGGTGCCAGTCGATATTGATCCAGCATCACTTTATAACGCTGTTTATAGCGGACCTGTGATGCCATGGATTGATCCGACAAAAGAGGCGCAAGCGTGGAAAGAGCGGATCAAAGGTGGATTGGCAACGGAAAGCCAAGCAGTACGCGCAAGCGGTAGCAATCCGGCAGAAGTTAAACGCAGACGTAAAGTTGAGGTGGACGAAAACCGAGAATTAGGGCTGAAGTTTGACACGGATTTAACTAACACAGGTACGACAAATGAAAAAACAAAAGATGATTCTGTCGCCAATGGCAATGGCAGCGAACGTGACAAAGACGAATAACCAGTCTTGGTACTCAATCAAAGCCAAAGCCAACGATACGGCAGAGATCTCGATTTACGATGAGATCGGATTTTTGGGTGTGTCTGCTGCGAGCTTTGCGCAGGACTTAAAAGACTGCGGCAATAACTTAAAACAGATTAACTTACATATCCATTCCCCAGGCGGTGATGTTTTTGACGGAATCGCTATTTACAACTTGCTAAAAAATCATCCAGCCAATGTAACAGTTTACATTGACGGTTTGGCGGCAAGTATGGCGAGCGTTATTGCAATGGCAGGAAATGAAGTAATCATGCCAGAAAATGCAATGATGATGATCCACAAGCCTTGGGGTATCCAAGGTGGCGATGCTGAGGATATGCGCAAGTATGCCGACTTATTAGACAAAGTCGAAAATACGCTAATCCCAGCTTACGCAAACAAAACCGGGAAAACACCGGAAGAATTAGCAGAAATGCTATCGGCGGAAACTTGGCTCAACGGTAAAGAATGCGTTGAACAAGGCTTTGCCGACAAACTAGCCGAACCACTTGTGGCGATGGCGTCTATTAAATCACGAAAATTAGAGGACTTTGAAAAAATGCCTAACGAAATTAAAAATATGTTGTTTAAGCCACAAGGCAACGCTGGCGCATCTGCACAACAAGCAACACAAACTGAACAATCAGCGCCAGTAAATCAAACTCAAACTATGACAGTAGATAATACTGCACAAGTGCAAGCTGAATTAAATAAACGCAATGCGGATATTAAAGCGGTATTCGCACCGTTTGGCTCAGCTCACGACTCTTTGTTGGTTGAGTGCTTGGGTGATTTATCAATTACCGCAGAGCAAGCCAAAGACAAATTATTAGCAAAACTTGGTGCAAATACAACGCCAAGCGCAGCAGTAACACCTTATGCCGATAACGGTAACATCGTTGGTGATAGCGTAAAACAATCCTTATTGGCTCGTGCAGGCATCGACAAAGATAAAGTAAATGCCAAAGACAATGCTTACAACTCAATGACCTTGCGTGAACTTGCTCGTGCATCATTGGTTGACCGCGGTATTAGTGTATCGGGTCAAAATGCAATGAGCATGGTTGGTTTGGCATTTACCCACTCAAGCTCTGACTTTGGTCAAATCTTAATTGATGTGGCGCACAAATCCTTGCTTAAAGGTTGGGAAACCGCAGCGGAAAACTTTGATCAGTTTACCTCTCGCGGCACATTAACCGACTTCCGCGCGGCTAAACGTGTTGGCTTGGGTGATTTTGGCTACTTACCGCAAGTCGGTGAGGGTGAGGAATACACCTACGGCACAATCGGCGATGAAGGCGCTAGCGTTGCATTAGCGACTTATGGGCAATTATTTAGCATTACTCGTCAAGCAATCATCAATGACGATATGCACTTACTCACAAAAATCCCCGAAAAAATGGGGCAAGCGGCACGTGCAACCATCGCTAAATTAGTGTTTGCGTTATTAACTGGTAACGCTAAAGCACAAGACGGCAAAGCATTATTTGATGCATCTCACAAAAATACAATCACTAATGCAGTGTTAGACCTTGCCAACATCGACAAGGGTATCCAGTTAATGAATGGCTTTGTTAATGCGCGCGGTGAGCCGTTAGCGATTGAGCCTGAATTTATGCTGTTACCTACATCAATGTACACACGCGGCTTACAGTTAATCAAATCCGCAAGTGTTGAGGGTGCAGACGCTAACTCTGGTATTATCAATCCATTACGCGACATTGTAACTCCAGTCAAATCCGCTCGCTTACAGGCAGCAGATGAAAAATCTTGGTACTTAATCAACAAAGAGGCTATTGAGGTATCCTATCTTGACGGCATCGACACTCCATACATGGAGCAACAACAAGGCTTTACCGTTGATGGTGTATCTACCAAGGTGCGCATTGATGCAGGTGTTAACGTGATTGACTACCGAGGCATTGTAAAAGTTACCAATAAGTAACTTAAAACACCCTAAATAACGACCGCACTTTTAAACAAGGTGCGGTTTTTTATTAAATGAATCAAAGGATTAATAAAATATGTCTAAAAATTACGTACAAGACGGAAGCACCGTGCGCTTTACCGCTGCCGCTAATGTAAAAAGTGGCGATGTGGTGATTTTGGAAAATCTTGCTGCAATCGCTGTATCTGATGTTGCTCAAGGTGGCGTTGGTGTTGGCTTAACTACTGGCGTTTTCACGGTTAAAGCAAAAGCGGCCGATGATATCAAACAAGGTGCGATTGTTTACTGGTCGGCAACCGAAGGTGCAACGATTACTGCTGGTAGCAACAAACGCTTAGGCGTTGCATGGCGTGCAAGCGGTGCATCTGTGGACACTGTAGATGTCAAGATCAACGCTTAGTCCATTTGATGACGCACTTGCACAGGCGGACAAAGTCATATCAGATGTGATGATGTCCGTCTATGTCATCAATGGTAAAAAATACAAAGCGGTGCTTGATGAGACGCCGAAGGTGATGGGTGGAAATTATAGCGATGATTACTTAATTAATGGTACGACTCGAACGCTAACACTTTTCAGGGCGTCCGGCTATAAGCCTAAACTTGGCGATGTTATCACAACAACAACCACGGAATATGTTGTGCGTGGTTTTAGTTTTGAAGATGGCAAGATCGTGTTGCAGTTGGAGTAATGATGAAATCAAGCGTTGATGGGATTGAGCAATTAAGCGCAAATTTTGGCAAAGCCAAGCGGGACACGCCAAAAGCTGCGGTTAGCGCAATAAATACTGTTGCAAGACGAGCAATGCAAAACGGGACAAGGAAAGTAGCAAAAGAGCTTAGCATACAGCAAAAAATTGTACGTAAGCGCGCAAGATTGCGACGCCGAGCGACTAGCGAACGCCCGGAAGCTGAAATCTTAGTTGATCGCCGGAAACTTCCGTTAATTAACCTGCTGAAAGCCGGAGGGGATAAATTATACGAAGGTAACGGCGCAATCCTTGTCGGTCCTTATGGTGTAGAGCGCGGATTTAAGCAAAAACTTAAAAACGGGCGAACACACATCATGCAGCGTAAAGGTCAGGCACGTTATCCGATTGATGTTGTAAAAATCCCACTCGCTGCTCCACTTACAAACGCGTTTAGAGCCGAGCTTAAAGACTATGGCAGTCAAATTAAGGTCGAGATAGCTAAAAAGCTCACAAGCGCTTTTAAAAAATAGGCTATTACTATGCTAATACACAAAAAAATCAGACAAAAACTAACCTCACTTTTGAAAGAGTCACAAATTGGCGTGAATGAGGTTTACTCAGGCAGGCCGTTATTTATTGACATCGATCAAGAGCAGTCGGCAGTTGCTGTTTTTATTGATGCAATCCAAGCGGAGCCGGTTGATTTGTGTCATTACGAGTATATAGCCGATCTCAACATTGCAACTTACTTAAAAACGGCTATTGGCGAAGATGCGCTGGACGAAATCGCCGAAAAAATCAAAAAAAGGTTGGAAAGTGCGGTAGACAACGGAGATTTACCGGAAGAGATTACCGAAATCACGTTAAGCGGTTATGAGTATGAACAAGATACGACTAACCGCACTTGGTTTGTATCCAACCTTAAATATCAAATTAAATACGAGGACTAAATATGCCAACACAAACAACCTCTTTTCAGGGGACTAAATTTTATTTGGGCGTGGGCTTAAATGAGGGCAAAGCAGTTACCGCAGCAACCGTAAAACCGAATGCAACAATTACTGCAACCGGCCATGGTGCAAAAACTGGTGACTTTGTGAAGATTACTGGTCTCGGTGCATTAGATGGTTTCTATCCTGTTAAATCTATTGCAACAGATAAAATCACTCTCGCCGATGAGGTCGATTGGAGCGGTCAAGATGCACCAACGGATTTTTCATCAGCAAAAGTGGCGGTCGTCAAATGGTCATCTAATTTCTGCGCTATTAAGCAAATTGAGGGTGATGGAGACACTCTTGGAGAGGAGGATATTACAACAATGTGCTCCGAGGGGACAGAGACTGAGGCTGGAGAAATTGAGTATGGTTCAATCAAACTGACTTTCTTCTACGCTCCGGCAACACCAATGCAACAAGATTTGCGTAAGAAATTCTACGCCAAAGAAACTTTCCCTTGGATGATGGTGATGAAAAATAATCAAGGCTCGCTTTACGGTACCGGGTTTATTCAAACTTCACCAAATTTCAGCGGTGAGGTTAAAGGTAAATTTGATTCCGGTGTAACCATTAAAAAAGCGAAACGCGATTACTTATTACCTGTAAACGCTTAATCCATACGACCGCACTTTAAAAGTGCGGTCTTTTTCCATCAATCTAAAGGATTTTAAAAATGAGCTTGCGTGAAGAATTATTAAAAAACAAACCTAAAGTACACCCGTTTAACTACAACGGCGTAACATATTTTTTCCGAGAATTTAATGTTGGCGAAATGAATCAAGCATTATATGGCCAACACAATGAGTTGTTGAAACTTGCTGAAAAGCAAGGGATTGAGCTCAACTATGACGACGAAGAAGAACTAACAAAACAGCTCACCAAGGTACATGACCCTGATCGATTATCCCGTGTGCTGGCTATTCGTTTGTGTGATGCGGATGGAAAAAACTTATTTGACCCTAACAACCAAGACGACTTAGCGGCTTTACGCTCCCTGGATAAAGGATTGTATGAGGCGTTAAATATCGCGGTGATGGATTTACTCCCAAAAAACTTAGCGACCGACGAAAGCTCCAAATAAACTTATCGCTTTCGTTGGGGAAAACGCTGGAAGAAATAGAGCAAATGCCGGAAAGCCACTTTAGGGAATATCAGTTATTTTACCAAGAGCAGCCATTCGGCATTTGGCGCGAAGATTACAGGACTGCCCAAATATCGCACTTGCTCGCAATGATAAACCGAGATCCAAAAGGGAAAGAGCCTGAATTGTCAGATTTTATGCCGTTTTTTAGAGATCAAACGAATAAAAATGACGATGACGACGGTTCGGCGGCTTATTTAGCAAATCGATAACCGACTAGAAATAGTCGGTTTTTTATTACCTGTAAGATAGCGATGTACACGCGACAAGCGGTGTTTCCTTTCTCCACTCACTGCTTCTTACAGGCTCTCTTTGGTGGAGAAACTGGGGAAATTATGAAATCCATTCAAGCAAAATTTTTAGGCTTAGATATTACCGTTATCAACCACGAAGATAAGCCTTACGTACCGATGAAACAAATAGCTGAAAATATCGGTTTAGTCTGGCACGCACAATTTGAACGTTTACAGCGTAATGAGATATTGTCGCAAGGTGTTCGTATTATAAGAATGCCTTCAAATGGGGGAGAGCAAGAAGCGGTTTGTCTTCCTCTTCATTATTTAAATGGCTGGCTTTTTGGTGTAAAGCCTTCAAAAGTTAAACCTGAAATTAAAGCGAAACTGATCGAATACCAAAAAGAATGTTACGAAGTGTTATGGGATTATTGGACGCTCGGCGTAGCAAAATGGAAAGATATTCGCCAGCAACGTGAAATACTGGAAGAAAATGAAGCAGAATCCCAAAAGCGTGGTAGTGAGGCAGGGCGAGCTTACAGCGTAGAAAGGTAGAGAAACACAATTATAATGAAGGCATGCAACGCTTAAATAAAATGGAGCAACTTAATTTCGTATTTTAATTTGACAGCCCTATAATTGGATAGTACCTTAGAACGTGAAAGCTTTGGTTTGTTGCAAAAGATCTTTGCGACACCTTGGGCATTAAAAACTCAAGTCAAGCCTTGATTTGTCTCTTTATGTGATAAAAAAGGCAGCGTCCGTCATAATAGGTGTAATGCTACCATAAATAGGTAAGATTTGACCGCGCTTTTTTATAGTTTGCCTAAAATGCATTTTTGTTTTATTATTCCCGCAAATATAATTACTTTTCCTATAACGCAGAATGAAGAAACTTAGAAACTTTGTGAAAAAAACGGTTGCAACAACATTGCTTACCGGGCTTTTGGGTTCAGGTTCGGCAACGGCAAATGCTCCATGGCAGTCTGTTCAGGATGATGCAGGTTGCGTTCACCAGTTAGTAAAAAGTGATGCGAAAGCTGATGATGTGTTTGTTGCACTGGTAAAACTTTCGCATTCTGTGGAAAAAACGACAGGTGCATTAAAAGCAGTTAAATTTAAACTTAAAGATAGTAAATTTAATACATTATTAATGTTACGCCAGTTATTGGATTTCACTTCATCTTTACTGATTAGTAAATATGAGCAAGAGATCTTCTTTAAATATCGCACACAGTATCGCGCTTATTCTAATGCCGTGGCACAGTTAGATTTAGCTATTTTCAAAATTCGTGAACGTAGAGGTTTGGTAAAGGTAGCACAATTTGCTGATCTAAATTTAACTCAAGCTGAATATGATGATATTTCTGAAGCGGCTAAACTAAGAAGCGAATATTACAATGCGAATCACGCTTAATGCTGATTTAGTTCATTTCCCACATATTAACAAAATTGCGCAAGGTTTAGCAATTTTTGAAATGTCAGGGCAACAAGTTTATCCTGAATTTCTTGGGCATTATGGTGATTTGAATAATTCATCTGCCGCACGCGATAGCCAATTACGTAAACTACACATTGCATTGTCTAAAACCGATTTTGAATTGCGTACATGGCAAAATTGCCGTGGGTTTAACCGGACTTGTGATAATTTTCTGATTTATGTGAAACATTATATGTATGATGATTATTTTCAGATACTTGATATAGTGACACCCGATGCACATAAAAATATTGATAAGTTTATTGCGGTATTGGTTGAGAAGGCAGAAGCGTTTTATCAACTAAATCGCGAACAATTAGATAAGCTACCCTTCTACAGTTGTAAGTTAAAACTCCTAGATGAACATCTTCATCTGGATAAGAAATAATAACTCAAACCCCGTTTACAAGACGGGGTTTTTACTTTATATTGTGTTCCAAGGCTCGTAACCTTACCAAAAGCGGAAGTCCGCACCCGAAAGCATAGCGGTTTTTTTATGCGTAAAATTTGTGATCTCGTTTAGTTTTATTGCCATTAAGACTTAACACGCATAAATCCAATTTCATCTATGCCGAGTGGGCGGAGAATACAACACCCGAAAGGGGAATAATCCCGGCCGACTTTTGGCGGTTTACGAACCACTCGGCGCCCTATTATGGGTAAACATCGTAAATATCCAAAAGGAGTCAGAAATGGCTAATCAAATCTCAACTCAAACAATTTCATTCAACAATCAGTCATTAATTACCGTTGAACAAAATGGCAATCACTATGTTGCTATGAAACCAATTTGTGAAAATATTGGTCTTGCATGGGAACCTCAAGTATTACGTATCAAACGTGATGAAGTTCTTTCTCAAGGTATGATCGTTATGATCATACCTACTAATGGCGGCAACCAAAATATGATTTGCCTACCAATCGAATATTTAAACGGCTGGTTATTTGGTATTGATATTAATCGTTGTAAACCAGAAATCCGTGACACATTAATCAAATACAAAAAAGAGTGTTATCAAGCGTTACATGATTATTGGTTTAATGGTAAAGCAGAACGTAAAACCACGGTAGATGATCGCACGGGCCTACGCAATGCCGTGAATATGCTAGTGAGCAAGAAAGGATTAATTTATTCTGACGCTTACCATTTAATTCACCAACGCTTTAATGTGGAATCAATTGAAGATCTAACTTTTGAGCAATTACCGAAAGCGGTTGAGTATGTTCACAGAATCGTGCTTGAGGGAGAGTTGATTACAACGCCTAAAAAAGATGAGTGCTTTAATTTTGAATTTACCGAGCATGAACTCCAACAGCTTGTTTGGGCGTGGTTTGCTTTATTGCGCGGCACCGAGCTTTGCCAAATACTTCACCCGGCATTAAAAAAAATTGGTTCGCACTACGCCGCCTCCGTTTATGGCGTGGCTTACGAATATCGTAGCACTCTCCGTCAGGAACATAACGTATTAACACGCATTACGGAACAATTTGAATGCGAGCAAGGTAATAACTGGCGCGTATTAAAACACCTTCGAGCCTACAACCCTAAAGCAACAGGATTTCAGCTAGATATTCTATAAAACACCACAAAATACGAAACCAAGGTCTTGATACTTAATCAGTGTTTTATTAGTATCTACTCATACTTAATTAGTAAGGAGTGATAATTATGACTGTAAGATTTATATCATTCATTGTAAAAATATTATTATTTTTGACAGTATGCTTAACTCCATTGTTTTTATTTACTAAACCTTGGGGTGTTTATGTATTTTGCGTTGTCATGATTACGCTCATTGCTTGGTGTTTGCGTATTATCTTTGATAGCAAACTGACAAAGCAGCAAAAAATAGATAGACTATTTGGTAATACATATTAGTCGGATTTAATTCAACAAAGCTCGCCTTTTGGCGGGCTTTTTTTATGGGATAAATTTACAAAATGGCATCTACGGTATCTGATTTATTAGTCCGCCTAGGCGTTGACGATGCAAAATTTAGAAGTGGCTTAAATGTCGCAGAGGCTCGCGCTAAAAGTTTTTCAATTCGTACAACCCAATATTTGAAGAACATCGAAAATGCCGCTAACTCGATAGAAAAAATCAATTATCGATTGTTTAATTTTTCGGTGGCTAGTGTTGGTCTTGGCACATTAAAAAACTATGTTGATGGCTATACCGAGGTAAAAAACAAGTTAGCACTGGTGGAAAGTGCATCATTTAGCAGCCAGCGCGGGTTACAGTCACTCTTTGATATATCATTAAAGACCAACCAGAGCTTAGAGGCGACATCAAGCATTTATCAACGTTTTGCGCAAAATGCGCAGGCATTGGGGATTAATCAAGCGCGTGTCGCAAGCCTGACCGAAACAGTATCTAAAGCGGTTGCTATCTCCGGTGCAAGTGCGGCATCAGCACAAGCGGCCTTAATGCAGTTTGGGCAATCCTTGGCAAGTGGCGTTTTCCGCGGGCAGGAATTTAACTCAGTGATGGAACAAACTCCTGGGCTTGCACAAGCAATAGCTAAAGGGCTTGGTGTATCAGTTGGTGAGCTGCGTAACATGGCTAATGCCGGTAAGCTCACAACGGATGTTATTATCCCTGCTCTTGAGCGTGTAAAAGGCAGTGTTGACGAGCAATTTAATACACGTGTCGTTACAATTAGCATGGCATTCGAAAACTTACGCACATCCACTACAAAATGGATTGGTGAGTTAGATCAAGCCACCGGCGCAAGTCAGGGATTTGCTACGGTAATCAGCGGCATGGCGGATCATTTAACCGTTGCGACAAGTGCGCTTGGTGGATTTGCTGCCGTCTTGAGTATAAACAAGTTACGCGCATTTATTGCTGCCGGTAACGAGCAAGCCGCATTGGCAATTAATGTTGCTCGTGCGGAAAATGTAAAAACTGCCGCGCTACGCGAACAAGCCCAGGCGGAAATGAGTTTAATCCAAATCAAACTCACCCACACACGCACCGAATCGGAACTGTTAGCAATACAACAACAAGCCGAAGTGCAATCCCGAAAATTGACGGCAGCAATCATGGCTGAATCTAATGCACGGCGCAATCTTGATCTTGTAACAAAACGTGCTACCGCTGGTGGAAGATTGTTTAGTAATGCTCTTGGTTTCGTTGGCGGCCCGATTGGATTAGTAACAATCGGACTAACCGCTGCTGCTGGCGCTCTGATTGAATATCGCCAAAAAACGGAGCAGGCAAAACAGGAATCTTTAGCCTTTGCTGATTCGTTGGATATTACAAGCGACTCATTACGCACCGTTACGGCAGATATGCTGTCATCAATGCGCACCAAACTTGAGCGATCTATTGAGACGCAAAAAGCTGTTATTACAGAGCTGAAAGCAGAAACAAACAAGCTCGAACAACAAGTTAAAATCCAAATTGATGGAATGAACTCACAGGGATTGCAAAATAATCAACACGCAATCGAGAGATACAAAAAGTTAATTGGAGACTTGTCGATCAAAAAAGGTGAGTTAGCGGAAGCGAATGAGAAACTTGAAAAATCAGAACGCGATTTACTCACAATTGATTCTGGAAAATCTATCGCCGAATTTAACACCAAACTAAAAGAGTTATTGCCAACAGTTGATTTATCAAAAATTAATATTGATAAATTAGGGCTATCTGTTGAGGATTTTAACCGTTTAGTCCCTAATGCAGAAAGTGGTGCTAATAGCATATCAAGCACTGTACAGCGTATGGGGGCAATGGCGCTTATCGTAGCTAGCAACTTTGATGCTCTAGGGTTATCTGTTAAAAACGCATTGAGCGATAAAGCGCAAAAGATTATTGATCGTAATAATCGCCAAATTGCGATTAATCGAGAAAAAGACCCGAAAAAGAAACGTCGACTGGAGGCGGAAGATCAGGCTATTAATAGTGGGTTTGATCCTAATAGCACGGATTTTTCCGCCGTGGCCGACTCTTTTTACAATGCGTTGGGGTCTAAAAAAACAAAAGGCAGTGGCGGGAAGAGCGAGCGGGCCCGCGATAGCTGGCTGAATTTTTACGACGAGATCCGTAAAAAAAGCACATCATCGCTGAATGAGATTAATCTCGAGCAAGATCAGATGATGCGCCGCTTAAACGAACATCTGAAAAAAGGCGTAGTATCTCATCAAGAGTACGAGATCGCAAAAACCGCTATTACCGAACGTTTTGAAAAACAACGATTGGAATTATCCGGCAAGTATGCACCGAATAAGCTGTTAAAGTCCGAATTAAAAGATGAACTTACAGCAATCCAAGAGCTTTACGCCGCCGGGCAACTGACGAAGGGCGAAAGCGACAATGCGCAACTCAAAGCAAAATTTGAGTACGCGCAACAAGTATCACAAAACGCCGTAAGTCCTCAAGATCAAGTGCTGGCAATTTACGACCCAACACAAGAACTTAAAAACAAACAAGCGCAGGAATTGGCACAACTCCAAGCTTTTAATGAGCAAAAACTTATTACCGAGGAGGAGTTTCAGCGACGCCGACAGGAAATCATTGATAAATATAAAAACGATGAATTTCAACGGGATATAGCGAACTATGCTACTGGGCTAAACGACCTCGGAAGTGCGTTTGATGGGCTGGCATCGATGGTGGAACAATCCGCCGGCAAACAATCCGCCGCGTATAAAGCGATGTTTGCTATCTCAAAGGCGTTTGCGATTGCCGAAGCAACGGTAAAACTGTCTCAAGCCATAGCGCAAGCAATGGCTGATCCGTCTGCACTTACACCTGCGCAAAAATTTGCGAACATGGCAGCCGTGGCGAGTGCCGGGGTTAACTTAATCTCACAAATTACCAGCGTTGCGGCGTTTGCTACCGGCGGACATGTACAAGGACCGGGAACGGGTACAAGCGACTCAATCCCTGCTTGGTTATCCAATAACGAGTTTGTGATGACCTCCCGCACCGTGGATCACTACGGGCTGGCGTTTATGAATGCGTTAAATCAACGCCGATTGCCGAGATTCGCCAACGGCGGGCGCGTTGGCGGTGGTGGCTCGCCGAGTTATCCAGGAATTAGCAGCAATGGTGGTGAGGGTGATCATAATGAGATCAGTATCACAATCAATATTGCTAAAGATGGCAAAGAGGATGTAACGGTAGAGCAACAGATCGCGCAAAGTAAAGCGTTATCCGACGCAATCACGGTAAAAGTGCTGGAAGTAATGCGCAAGCAACGCGGACGCGATGGCGGGCTTTTGAATTAGAGGTAAATTGTGGCATTGAGAAAAATTAATTTTTGCCCGAAACCCGGGTACACAGTTGAAAGCGAGCCGCGCCGGAAAGTCAATAAATTCGGCGACGGCTACGAACAGCGGATGGTTGACGGGTTGAATCCGCTATTGCGTAAATTTAGCCTGACTTACAAGCTCAATCATAAAAGTGCGGTCGAATTAGACCGCTTTTTTATGGAGCATAGCGGGGTAACTCCGTTTTTATTTAAAGAGTATGAGGGCGGTGCATTAATCAAGGCGGTTTGTCCTAAATGGTCTAAAACTGTAGATAAAAAATACACCGAAATTAGCTGCACTTTTGAAGAGGTGATGTAATGCCAAAAGATACTCCGAATAAAATGTTGTCGGAATTATCCAAACTCGAGCAAGGCGCACTGATTGAATTATGGGAAATTGATTTAAGTAAAATCCCATCTAATAGCTCGCCCGATAAAAAAGGCGAAATATACCGTTTTCATAACGGATTAACGCAGGGGGGCAAAAACCTTATCTGGCAAGGTAATGAATACGTCGCATACCCAATAAATGCTGAGGGCTTTGAGTTATCAAGCAGTGGGCCAAGTAATCGTCCTACACTTACGCTATCCAATCTTTATGGGTTGGTAACGGGTATTGTTGCGGATTTTGGGCATGGGATTGGCGGTAAAGTCGTACGACGTCAGGTTTACGCGAAGTTTTTAGACTCGGTAAATTTTGACGGAGGTAACCCAAACGCCGACCCGATGCAGGAAGCGGTGAGTTTGTATGTTATCGAACAGTTAAAATCTCTTGATGATGTTACGGCAACATTCGAGCTGGCATTGCCGATTGAGACTGACGGCGCACGAATTCCTCTATTGATGATTACATCTGATACTTGTATTTGGCAATATAGATCTTCTCAGTGCGGTTACACGGGCGGACCGGTGGCGGACGAATACGACAAGCCGACCACAGATCCTAAAAAAGATAAATGCTCACACTGTTTGCGCGGGTGTAAATTACGCTGGGGAAAAAATGCGGTATTGCCGTTCGGTGGTTTCCCGAGCACAACACAATTTGGTAATTAATATGATTGATTTTGAGTTGAAACAGGCAATATTAGCCCATGCCACGAGATGTCACCCGCAGGAATCTTGCGGGTTTGTTTTATCTGTGCGTGGGGATTTGTATTATTACCCGTGTACTAATGTTGCTTCCGATCCGGTAAATTTTTTCGAAATTGCACCGGAAGAATTTATCAGAGCCGAAGAGCAAGGCGAGATTGTTGTGCTGGTGCACTCCCACCCAGACAGCGACTATATGTTCGGATTGCCTTATTTATCTGCATCAGATCGCGCCTGCCAAGTGCGATTAGGTTTGGATTTTTGGCTCGTGGTTGACGGTGACATTAAGTGTTTTCGCAATGTCCCGCCATTAATCGGGCGGCAGTTTGAAAACAACAAACAAGACTGCCGGAATATCGTATTAGACAGTTATATGCTTGCAGGGATTGATCTGCCGGACAACTCAAAGTATCCGTTTGAGTGGTTTGAAACAGAGAATCTTTATGAAGATGGGCTATTACGGTGTGGTTTTTACAGGGTGATGCATGAAGCAGATATACAGATCGGCGATGTTGTCTTAATTCAAGTCGGCAGTAAAGTGGCGAATCATGCCGGGGTGTATCTTGGCAATCAAATGATGTTACATCATAGTCAAGATAGGCTATCTGCTCGCGTGCCTTATGATGGTTTTTGGCTTAATAACACACACTCTGTTTGGAGACACAAAGAATGGTACAAGTTAAATTTTACGGCGATCTTAAACGATTTGTGCATGAGCCGGTAGAACTTGAGGTTGATTCTTTTTCTGAGTTAATGAGCGGGCTTTTAACCCAAATTAAGGGATTGCGCGAGCATCTCAAAAAAGGTTGCTATAAAGTTAGAATCGGGAAAAACACTTATCTTGAGGAAAGTCAAGTTAAAGCCGACATAGACTTTAAGGCTGATTGCACTATCCATTTTACCCCGGTAATTGCTGGCGCCGGAAAAGGGGTTGGAATTGGCCAAATAATAGTTGGTGTAGTACTGATTGCTGCGTCTTGGTATGCTGGTGGTGCTGCCGGTTGGTCTTATTTGGGGGCGCAGGGTTTTGCAGGTGCCACAATGGCATTCACCGTTGGTGCATCACTAATCGTTAGTGGTGCAATATCGCTTTTGACACCTACGCCAAGTATGGGTGATCAGAAAATAAAAGAGGGCGAGAAAAATCAAAGTACATCATTTAGTAATCTTAAAAATCTAACCCCACAAGGGCGACCTATACCGTTACTTTACGGGCGTATGATGACAAGTCTTGTTTTAGTATCGCAAGGCGCCGAAGCGTACGACGATGCACCTGAGTCCGATAACACGCAAACTGGTGGGACTGGCAAAAGAAGAAAATTAAAACGTAATTAACAGACCGCACTTTTATGTGCGGTTTTTTTATTGGGGTAAATATGGGCGGTAAAAAAGGTGGCGTCGGCGGACATACTCCGGTAGAAGCGCCGGATTCTTTGCTATCATCACAGCGATTAAGCGCAATTGGAATTATATCACTCGGACCAATCAAGGGGCCGGTGAATAAGTGGAAATCAACTTATTTAGACAATACACCAATCCAAAACGCGAGCGGTAAGGATGATAATGACGTAGATAGTTTTAATTTTACAAACATGGAAATCCAGTACACGCTAGGAACTCAAGATCAGTTACCAATGACCGGGTTTGATAGCAGCCAGCGTGAAGTGCCTATTGGTATTGAAGTAAAAAAAGAACTCCCAATCACTCGTTCAATTATCGATCCTGATGTTGATCGATTACGTGTGACAATTGGTGTTAATGCATTATTTAGCCAAAATGATCAAGGTGACACAAACGGAGCGTCTGTAGAGTTTGAAATTTTAATAAACGGTAATCTTTACAAAAGTTACTCCATCAACGGCAAATCATCCTCCCGTTTTTACCGCAGTTACATTATCGATGAGTTACCCCCTAAGCCGTTTAATGTCACCGTTAGACGGGTTACAGCGGACTCAAAAAGCCAACGCTTACAAAATGCTATCGTTTGGAGTAGTTACACGGAGATTATCGACGCAAAACTGTCATATCCAAACATTGCAATGATCGGCATTAAAACCGACTCACGACACACCCCTAATTTCCCAAATGTAAATTCGCTTCTGGATGGCCGTATTATCAGCGTGCCGTCCACTTACGATCCTGAAACACGCACTTATGCGCCAGGCATTTGGCGCGGCGACTTTAAAAAAGCATGGACGGAAAACCCAGCTTGGATTTTTTACGATTTAGCAACCAATCCCGATGTAGGGATCGGTAAAAGAATCAGCGAGTACGGGCTTAATAAATTCCAGCTTTATCAAATTGCGCAGTATTGTGACGAGCTTGTACCTGACGGCTATGGAGGCAAAGAACCTCGTATGACGGCTGGTATTTGGATCACTGAACAGCGATCGGCGTATGAAGTATTAAACGATATGTCATCCGTTTTCCGTGCTATTGTAGCCTGGAATGGAATGCAGATGCTGGCAATCCAAGATCGCCCAACCGATCCGGTGTGTACTTACTCTCAAGCAAACGTAATCGACGGTAAATTTGCTCGTCAATATGTCCCGCTGAAATCCATTTACACCGCTGTTGAGGTAGAGTATGCCGACAAAAACAACATGTATCAAAAAGCTATTGAGTATGTTGTTGATGATGAGATGGTGGCTCGTTACGGCTACAACGTTAAAAAAATCACTGCGTTTGCCTGTACATCACGCGGACAGGCGCGCCGCTACGGGAAATGGGTGCTTGTCACATCTAAATTAGAGCAATGCACCATTACATTTACCGTTGGGCGCGAGGGGTTACACCACTTGCCAGGCGATATAATCGAAGTTGCGGACAATAGTTGGGCTAAAACAAACCTAGGCGGGCGCGTTATAGCAATTAATCGAAGTGCGGTCGAATTAGACCGCAAAATCAAAATTGAGGGAGACAGCTATCTTTCCTACGTTGTGAGAGATAACAACGGACAGCGCACAGAACGGGTTAAAATCCTAAGTGTCGCTGGAAATGTTGTTAATTTGGAGAGCGTACCGGAAAACTTAAACCCTGACGACAACTGGGCACTACAAACGCCGTTAGTGCGCACGGAATTATACCGTGCTATCGGCATCTCTGAAAACGACGGCAATTATACGATCACGGCGTTACAACATGAGCCGCAAAAACAAGCGATTGTTGATAACTCGGCAAGTTTTGAGTCTCGTAATACAACGTTACATCAAGCCGGGGTGTCGGCAGTAAGCGACGCCGAAGTAAACGCGGACGGCAGCGGAATCTCATTGAGTTTTAAGCCGCCGGCAAACTTTGTCGGTCAAGGTCTTAAATATCAAGTAAAACTCTATCGTAACAGTAATTTATTTAACGTTTACGACGATTTGGATCAGCCGTCTATCGCGTTTAGCGACTTGCCAGACGGCGACTATATCGCCGAAATTCGCGCGAAAAACCTTGCCGGGCAACTGTCTGAACCGATTACAAAGAGCTTTAGTATCAATTTTGATATTAAAGAGCTTGTCACTGTAAGTAAGGTGATGGGGATCGATCTTAACTGGCGTAACCCGATTTTTGCGAACACGAATGCCGCAATCGAAATCTGGGTTAGTCAAGACGACAATTTCCAACATGCTCGGAAACTTGTCACTCTCGCATACCCGACCAATAGTTACAGTTACACCGGCTTGGGTGCTGCTGAAACGTACTATTTTTGGGCGCGCATGGTGAGTAAAGATGTTGCGGGGAAATTTACGGATGCGGTCGAGGGCGTAACAGAGCGCGATGCAACAAAGATTGTTGATTATATCCACGGACAGATTAACAAAAGCGCATTGACGCAAGAGTTAATCAATGAGATCAGCGGTAAATCCGAAGCGGCGGAAGCGGCGAAAGATATTGCGGAAAGAGCTATTGCGCAAATCCAACAGGAAGCGGTGACGCGCGGAACGCAAATCAGCGAGCTTAAAACAGTTGATGAGCAACAAGCGCAACGCATTACAACTGCAACGGCCAAAGCGGAATCTGCATTATCCGGCATAACCGCTGAACAAAAAGCACGAGCGGACGGAGATAAGGCGGAAGCTCAAGCTAGACAAGCGCTAGCGGGCAGGGTGGCTAACGCGGAAGGCTCAATCGCAAATATCCGCACTGCCAAAGCGGACAAGTCCGAGGTTGCCAGCATTGCTCAACAAAGTTTGCGCGCCACATGGCAAGCAGACGCGCAAGCCAAAGCAGATAAAGCAAAAACGGACGCAGTGGCCCAAAGCAAAGCGGAGATTGATGTAGTGAGCCGCACGGTTGCAGGCGTTAATAACAAGTTGTCGGCAACGCACACCATTAAAACGCAAGTGGTCGGTGGTGGTCGTACCGCAATTGCGGGAATTGCCCTTGGCGCGTCAAGTGATGGCAAAACCGCTGAAAGCTCTGTGATTGTGATGGCTGATAAGTTTGGAGTTGTCAAAAATGCTGCTGACGGCACAGTTCAAAATGTTTTTACAATCGCAGATGGCAATACTGCGCTAAGCGGCAATATTGCTGTTAAAGGTGATGTGTTGGGTAGTCGCTTTATCGGTGGAGAGATTGATATAAGCGGGAAAGACGGTGTGCTTAAAGTTGGGCGGACAGGCTCATTTTTGATGCGCGCGAGTAATCAAAACCGTGGTCTGGTGATGAATAACGACCAGATAATTGTTTATGACGAAAGAGGCGTTGTTAGGGTTAAGATTGGAAGACTATTATGAGTTACGGTTTGTGGATTGATGGCAAGAATGACAATTCCGATGTCGCCATGCTTGTAAAAATCATCCCCACTCCAGTAGGCTCTGCGGGTGAATATGTTGCTCCTGAGCTACCATTGGACGTGCGGGATAAGTATCGTCAGTTTTTTACACTCCTGTACAGCGATACGCAGTATGGTAAGTCTGATTTCCTGAGCCCGGGAAATCAAGGTGAGATTGATATTGTTGTTGCTCGCGCTGATGTTTTGCCCGTAAAAGGGCGGGAAAATGCACCAAGAGTACAATGGCAAACAGCCAGAAACGTGAGTGATGTCTGGCGTTACGAAGCAAGTGTTGTGGCTATATTGCTATGGAGGGAAAAGGTAGCATGAGTTATGGTATTTTTTCTGATACTCTACCACTGTTTGTTGGCGAAGAGCAGGTGTTAGTCTTTGAGAAAATGCTTAGTTACAACGCTATATCAGATAGGTTTAAAACAAAATCTCCCGCGGCCAGATACTATAAAGAGATAAAAATATCACCACCATGGGAATATCCCTTTGTTTTTGTTGATCACAGTTATATACCATCTATTTATGGTGGCTGGACTGGCGGCGGCACAGGCAATGGTGGCGGAATAAATATATCTGATGTTGTGTTTTTTGGCACATACACGGACTCTCAAGTAGTTTATAGGCCTGATGGGTGGTACTTAATTGTTTTTAAACCCGATGGAGACAATAGTAGTTATAACGCTAATTATTATGTTTTTAAATCACTAGACCAGGTAACAAACAAAAGACAAGAACCGTATGGGGTAAACATCTATTCCACCTCTGGAAAGCTACTTTATCATAGCGGGTGGGGTATTGTTCGGCTAAACACCGCTATAAATGTAACCGCCGAAATATTTAGAGGACAGCCTCGTGGGCCGAATGGCCGAGGAACGTTATGTCTTGGGCTTGGTGATGGTAATTTACCAAGAGACATCCTGGCAATTGAAGGAAAGAAAATTAATGTAGGTCCAAATAAATTAGTATCTGTCGGGTATGTGCGAAAGTTTACTCGTTTCATGCGCAGGACTGGATATGACCCGTCGGCAGCATACTCTACAGCCGTTATTTCAGGGGGCTTTTTGTTCGAAAGTATAAGCTATGCTACACCTGGCATTAATACGGATTTTGAGCCTAGAATGTACGCTGAAAATGTTGGTGCTGTCTTAAATCCGATAATGATTATTGAAAAACCTAAAGTTTAATAAGGTAAGGTTAAAAATGAAATTTATAGAAAAACAAGTAGAGGATAACTACACCGGCGCAACCTGCAGTTGTCATGTGCCAACGGTAATCAATATTGATTATGCTAATAAAACAACAGCCGTTGTTGTAGCCTCTTACGTATCAAGCAAAATGAATGCAGATGGCAAATCACAGCTATCATCCAATACTTTTACATTTCAGGGCGTCCCGCCATATAGCGCAATCCCTTATGATTGGGTGTTATCCCAACTTACCGAAAAGCAACCCGAGGATTTTGAACCGGAAGAGTACAGTAACTTTATCAATCCGTACTTGTTTGCCGGTGGAAAAATCAAAGAGCTAGCAGCATAAACAAGACGAATGACAAACAAGCCCCATTGTGGGGCTTTTTTATTGGAGTAAATATGGAGCAAATTAATCTAGAAATGGTTCGTGGAGATGACGACGGTTTTGTTTTTGAGGTCGTCGAAGATACCGAACAACAAAGTGCGGTAGATTTTACCGAGTGTAGACTTGATTTACATATCAAGCCTAAGCGTGGTGAAGTAATTAAATTATCATCTACTACAGGCGAAATTGTGGTCGAGAATAACTTAATTATTGTTAACGTGCCACACGGCAAAACCGAATCAGTCAAGTGGGAATCAGCGCCTTACGACTTACAATGTATTGATAAAAACGGCAAAGTGCGAACACTCGTGGGCGGTGAATTTGTTTTAATTATTGATGTAACGGTGGTAGAAAATGAATAAATTTGGCTATTTAAAAGCTTATAAGGTAAAGGTTTTACCTATTAAATATTTAATTATGAAAGGCGAAACCACTCATCAAGATAACGGAAAAGAAACCAACCTTGATGAGCAATTAAATGAAATTTATCAACAAACCAAAGCGGAGGTTAAAAATGGAACAAACGAATCCTAGCGACAATATAAATAAAGGATTTGCTTACAACGTAGCGAAAGATATTGCAAATCTTGAAATGGCTGTTGAGAGTCTTAAAGATGCACCCAAACCAAGCGCAGAGCTTGCGCAACCTCAACCCGACGTTATACCTGAAGGCTTAGAGGTAATTAAATTTGAAGTACCTAAACTATTTGAACAGCATGTGTTAAATAAATTACGTGAAAGCGGAAAAGAGGTACGATTAAAAATTGAGTTGCCTGAATCATTTAAAAACAGCACTTGCTTATACGTGGCTGAAGGTAGTTACCCAAAATTAATTGATGTCGGGCAGGAATACTCAGAGGTGACAGGGGGTGAAGTTAGACGTTGTACGCTCATTAAGCTGATGTCAACCAGTAATGTAAAATCTACAAATGCAACGCCTATTATCGATGATAACTATGCTCTAGCTCAAAAAATAGCCGAGAGTAAAGTTAATGAGGGTTTATTTGTAAAATGGTTGGCTAAGTATGTAACCGAAACCTATTTAGCGGATAAGCAAAAAGAAAATCAATATCTTTATGTGCGGAACGATCCGTCTGATGTTGATGACTTTATTCGTGCGCCATACTACAACGTGTATCAATATCAAGCTATTGATTACGATATCAATGACCTACAAAACGATTTGCGTGATAAAAAAGCAAAATTGGAGAGTGGCGAAATCGATCCAAGTACGGCAAAAGATTTTGTAATCCCTGCATACCCTCAAGTCTAA